TTATAATATTCTGTAGATCTAAATGGACCAACATGCGGATCAACTGTAGCAAGTTCATATATTGTGCTACGACCTGCTCTTACTCCAGCAGTTTCTTTATATATTAAATGATCATCTGAATGTCTAATGTTTGTTATAAGAATATTGGTTATTGCATTTGTGTCTTGTTGGGATGATACTCTGGGATCGTTTCTTGTTCTTCCTGATAGTTTATTTTGCAGTTGTAAAAAAGATTCTGGTTTAACATTTTCTGTACCATCGCCACCAAACGGCTCTATATTACAGGCAATGGTTTTATCAAAAACCCAGTCTTTTTTAGGATTACCATATTCTCCTTGAGTTATGATTGGATAATAAACATCTGCCTTCATTGGAAACATAAAGTCTGTATCCTCGCAAAGCGTCATTATAATACTCCAGGATTAGTTATCGCATTCACGTATTTGTTTAATATTTTATCTACAAGCATATTACCTGTGCCATGTTTCATAATTTTATTGTATTCTACTGTAAATTGATCTGTTCTGTAAGAGTCTACATATCTTTTATAAAAATCTAACTTGCCACATCTAATATCATCAATTAGCATATTGGTTGCATCTTTAATATCATTTGGTACTACTTTATACCCCGCTTCAAGATAAAACATATAGTCTGCACCTTCTGCAAAACTTACGCCACCTCTAAATGTTTGGATGTTAGCACTATCACCAGTGTCATACCAATCAAAAGAATCTGATGCTGCCATTGCCATTCTGGCTGGCTTACGTTCATCTCTGTTCCAAACATCTACACCAGCAACTGGATCTTTAACAATTCCAGTTTTATCTTTTGTAATACTATAATCATATTCATCAAGGGCTGGGCCATCTACATCATCTACGTCATATACTAGTTTTGCGTTTTCATAAACTTTAAGAACTTTATAGCCACGTTTCCATATTGGCATATAGTCTGTTCCTTGACCAACAACCTGAATCCATTCTGTTTTAAAATAAAATCCTCCTGGAACATAGGCATCTATAATTTGACGAGCCAGTTTTTCTTGTTCTGTATATGCTGCTATTTCGGTTGCAGTAGAGGCTAAAGTGTTTGGATCTACATATGGTCTAAGTATTTCTAGATTATCTTCAACAACAACATCGCCACGATCTGCACCATCTTTTTCATATATAGTTAAAGCATAATGACTGTCATAATTTGAAAAAGTATCTGCAAGCGTTCTTGTAACAACTGCACTAGCGTTAGAGGTAACTGCTACATCTAAGATCTCTTCATATCTATCGTTGCTTGAGATTACAAGAAAAAATGATGTGCTTGCTGTAGGAACTGTATATTCAATTGAAAGCGGGTATGGGGGAATTCTTAAAATTTCCATTATTCTATGCCATAGTATCTTGCTAGTTCGTTTGGAGTAGCCAATCTAACTCCTTTACGAGCAAGCCACCAATCGGCTACCTCCTTAGTAACTATATTATATCCAACTTTGAGCGAACCCATTTTTCGATCTTCGCCAACTTTATTATGTTCTGAATATAATGCAACTTTATTAAATACCTCTTGTTTGGCTATTGTTATTACTTCTTTGCCTTCTAAAAGGTTAAGGATTTCTAGTTTTGTTCTTGCGTCTTTTAGGTCTATATTATTTTTTTTAGCAAAAGACCTTATCTCAAATACGCTTTTTGTTTTTAAATCTTCTATTTCTAACATTTTGCTCCTATGTTGTTATTATAGCAGAAATACTAAAAGAGAGCGGTTTTTTATTCCGCTCTCTTCTAATTATTATTGCTTAGATTTTAGGAATCAGCGCTATCTGCGTCTACATAAGCGACTGCATCTAACTCTTCCCATGCAATACCAAAGCGTACGAATACTGTATATTCTACAGTGTCCTTCTTTGGCTTGTATTCACGATTTACTGTGATATCTCTTTGGAAACCCCAAACACGATTCTCAGGGAATGTCAAATCGACATAACCTGCAGGGTAGTAAGGAACTTCTAGAACATCTACGCCTAATACACGAGTTGTGCGAGAAGGACCAAATGTTTGTGCTCCACCATCCATGTAGTCTTGACGGTTTGCCTGTGTGCTACCAGTGCGATCAGAGAACGCTGCAGAAATAGCATCTGCAAGTGTACCGTTGTTGCGAACGATACCAGCAAAAGCATCAGTACCTGCATAGAACTTAAGATTGCTCTTAAGTGCACGGTATTTACGAGGCATTGCTAATAGCAAACCTTGCATTACTGATGTTGTGAAGTTGTTGTCTGATACTGTAGCAGCATACTCATGAGCATCGTTTCCGACTGTTCCACGAGTTTGCTTAATAAAGCCTGACATAATTGAAAGGAATGAACCTGTAGCACCGTCTCCGTTAATAGCCAAGTCTTCGATGTCATTACCGAATGCATTAGTCATCAAACGAACTAAACGATCTTCAAGTGCAGCACCTTCAATATTGTCTTCTAGAGACTCAGTAGATACTTCCCAATCAAGACGAATCTTTTTGGTTGTTAGTTCTACTTTAGTAAAAGTTGCTCCAGCATTTGAGTATGCATCATCTGCTTGTGCGGCAGCACGAAGTACACGCTCACCTACGTTGACCTTTTCGATCTCCATAGTATTTGCTCTCATTGTAACTCTACGACCATCTTTGGCGAGAACTGTTGCATCCCACACGTAGTCGATAAAGCGACGAGCCTGCTCTGGATTTAGAATACCACTGTTAGTTCCTGTTGGATTAACAGCGTTATCTCCAGTTGTTGAACCAAAGTATCCGCCAGTTACGTTACCAAGCGAAGTAGCAGGAGATACGTTACCAGAAGGATCTGTTGCAGTTGCGCTTCCAATACCACCAGATACGAAAGCACCAGCCTCAGCAGCCTTACTTAGTTTTTCTTGTATTTCTTGTTCCGACATATTTTTCACCTCCTAGTGACTTTGTACCTTAATTAAATAGGTCGGCATTTGTGAGGAAACGACCGCCCCATAGGGATTTATGAGTCTTCATATTTGAAAACTCCTGTACGATCTCGCCTAGATCGCCAGACTTGCGGAAAGCCGTATCTGCTTCTACTGCATCAACTCGCTTTCCAAACTCATCAAAAGAACCCTTTACTTCTTTTACCTCACTTGTTACAGAATTTACTTTTCCTGTAACCTCTTCAAGGGACTTTGTTATTACTGCAATTGAATCTTGTACAGATTTAATTGTTTGGGTAAGATTGCTCAAGGCATTAGTTAAAGAGTCTTTAATATCTGTTACGTTTTTATTAATTTCTGTAACAGCATCAACTCTATCTTCTACAACTGTTGGTGTAGAATTAGCAACTTCATCAGACTTAGCAATAGCAGGCTCTGTTGCTGCCTCAGCGACAACTGCTTCTGCTTCTGCTACAACTTCTGCTGTAGCCTCTGGAGCAACCTCAACATTTTCAACAACTGGTGTTTCTGCAGCAACTTCTGCTTCAGGAACAACTGGTGTATCTTCTGTCATAAGATTTACCTCCTTGTTAATCTTAATTGTACTAATGCCTTTTGCACTATCAACTAAGAACTTTATTCTATCTTTATCATTGATATCAGATTTTTCTATAAAACCAATGTTTTGCATAGGCTGACCTGATTTTGGACTTGATTCTGTTTCTGAAGGTGAGATTAAGACAATGTCATTCTCTGCATCCCAAAAAACATTTTCAATTTCTGCCTTTGCTAAATATCCGCCAAGTTCTCCTTTTTCAATAGAAATAACGTTAGCGAATTCATTGGCTGGATTATCAACTAAAGATAATTCACTTAATTCATATTCTTTAATTATACGCACTGATTTTTTTAATTCCTCGTTGAATTCATCATCAAACTTTTTAATGTTGCCACCTATTGAAAAACCAGTTAAAGTTCCATCAAGAACTTTTTCCCATGTATTTTGTGCACCTTTAGAAATGTACGCAGATACATAGACGCCTTTATAAAAATTTTTTGTTTGTGGATCAAAGTATTTATCTTCTTTAAAATTAACCATTTTTCCAACTGCAATAGGAGAGTGC